AAAAGATGGAAATCATACGACCATGGATACAAATCTCCAGCTGGATGCGTCTGGTTCACACAAGACTATGATGGTATAATCTATATCTACAGAGAACGTTATTGGAGTTCTAAACCTAACAAAGGAAGTGAAACGCCAATAGAAGAGATCGCGCGGGAGATTAATAATGCTGAAAGTAGTGAGAAAAAACTCAAGATTAAATTCAAGAGTAATGTGGCCGATTCAGCGATTTTTATGCGAGACGGTCGCCAGAAGAGTGTTGCAGACGTATTTGCTGATTATGGTGTTATGTGGGAATCTAGTGCAAAAGGTCCAGGATCTCGAATTCAAGGTTTACAAGAAATCGTGGATAGATTGGCTAATGAAAATCTTAAGGTTTTCAACACATGCAAACATTGGCTTCGTACAGTGCCATCGCTTCCTGCTGACCCCAAGAGGGTGGAGGATATTGATACGAGCGCGGAGGATCACCTCTTTGACGCGACGAGATATGGGTTAATGTTAAGGCGTGCAAGAAGTATAAAACCAAAACCAAAAAACAAAGGACCAGATAAATTTACTTTTGAGTGGTTAACACAAATCGACGAACTATACGATAGGAATGAATCATGGCTGAGTTAAGCTCATTATCGGTAAATATAGAATCAGGCATTGGAGATAACACCCCATCCGATGCGAGTGGCATGCTAAAGAAGTGTCAGAAAAATATTAATTTATCGTATAAAAAGTGGAAAAAATATTATAAAGAAATAGAACATCAACGTGTGTATGCTCTTGGTAAATTAAACTCTAGAACCCTTACGATGGTTGCTTCGCAAAACATGTTAGAGGGTGGTCGATCGATAAAAGGTAATATTATACATGCAACACTGCAGGGTTTATTACCACATATATATGCAAAAAATCCTGAAATTAGAATTAGACCAAATAAGTATGTTGATGCGGCTAGTTCAGAGTACAGGGTGGCAGATTTATTTTCATCAACTCTTGAAACCGTTTTAAATGAATCTTTAAAAAAAGCAGATCTTAAGAAAATTGCTAAACAAGTTATAAGATCATGTATGACAAGTAAAATAGGTGTTGTAAAGGTTACTTACCAAAGAGATTATTATAAAGATCCATTAGTTAGTAGACAGTTTAATGATGCACAAGATAGTTTGGCTAGAATACAATCTGATGTAAAAGAGTTAATGGATAACCAATCTTATGGTGGAGAGAAGGATGAGTTGATAGAAGAAGTTAAAGAAACCATGCTAGGTTTGCGAGACCGTGTTGAGGTTATGCAAAGAGAAGGTTTGAACTTAGGTTTTGTTCGTCCAGAAGATTTTAGAATGGATACTTCGTTAGATTCATTACAAGAATATCAATCTGCCCAATGGATGGCTAATGTTACCTGGATGACACCAGCAGATGTTATGGATAGGTTTCAATTATCTAAGAAAGAGATTGAGACGTTTACTATCTATCGTAGAACTGATGCTGGTATTTTAAATCGCTTAAATAAAGATGGCGGTTTACAAGGAAGTAGCACAGAAGATGTGAGTTTAGCAATAGCCGTATGGGAATATTGGGATAAAACAGCCCAAACGGTATTTACATTTGCAGATGGTGGCAAAAAATGGTTAAAAGAGCCATTCCATCCAAATCGCTTGGGTGAGAAGTTTTTCCCATTTTTTCTATTGGGTTTAAATTGGATCGATGGTCAAGAATGGCCTATATCTGAAACAGAACTTCTTATGTCATTACAAGACGAATATAATACTATTCGCACTCAGCACTCTAAACATCGAGAACTTTCAGCTCCATTTTTTGTTGCTGATGCGTCTCGTGTTAATTATGAAGATATTGAAGTATTTAGTAATGCTCAAATTGGTGAGATCGCGTTGATTAATGCTTCTGGTCAAAACGTTAGTAATGTATTTCAACCAGCTACACCGCCACCAATGAATCCTCAAGTATATGATACCGCGCCATTGCGTACTGATATGGAATGGATTAGTGGTCTTGGCGATGCTCAACGAGGTGGTGTTAATAGGGCGAAAACCGCAACAGAGGCGAATATTCAACAGGCTGGTTTAGCTACTCGCATAGCAGAGAAAGTCGATCAGACAGAAGATTGGCTTAAAGAATTGGGTTGGTTTGCAGCAGAAATTCTATTACAAGAGGTATCACCACAAAAAGCAATGGAAATTGCTGGTCCAAACGCATTTTGGCCTATATTAAATAAACAACAACTGTATGACTCTGTTTTTATAGATATTGCCGCTGGCAGTACGGGAATGCCAGACACCAACGAAGAAAGAATGCGTTGGATAGAGTTGATGCCAATTATAATGCAAAATATAGAATTAGTTCAGCAAATGAGAGCTTATGGTGTACCCGATGAATTTAATCCCTATGTGCAATTGTTAGAAGAAACTTTTGCAAGATTTGATGAGCGGATTGATATATCTAAATTTTTACCACCAATGCCTGAAGAGATAAGAAAAGTAATGATGCAAAACCAAATGATGCAACAAGCTATGGGTCAAGGGGGACAAACAGCACCTAATAATGCAGTGCCTCCGCCACAAGGTTTAAATGAGGTTCAAAATGCACCGCAAAATAGAGTAGATCAACGTACAAGAAATCAGTACAGGGAACCACAGGGAGAAATCTAAATGGCTGAAGAACAGACTACACTTAGTCCAGACGACTTACACAATGAAACATTGGAAGTGATGGAGAAGGAATTAGAATCTATACAAGCTCAAGAGGAGGAAGTTAATGTCGAAGTCCAGCCCGAGGCCGAAGAAGACACCAGTGTTAACGCTCCCACCTACAAAGAAGCTGAGGCAGCTCAGCAAGTATCCGCCGACACAGAAGATGCTAGACAAGAGACACCAACAGAAGCAGTTTCAAGTGGCGAGGGAGATAAAACGCAACCAGAGTTAGATACAGAAGATGCAGAAGTATATGGTAATTTAAAACCCAAAGCTCAAGAAAGATTTGAGCATTGGATAAGTAAGGCTAAAGAGTTAGAATCCGAAAACGAAACTCTTAAGGTTTCTGGAGAGTTACATGATTACATCATGGATTCTGGCACTAATGCTGAGCAGTTAAATTGGTCTTTAAACGTTTTTAAGAGTTTAAATTCTGGTAATTATAACGAGGCTGTTAAAGCGTTGCAGGCGATGGATCAATTTACTGATCAAATCGGAAAAACACTTGGTGTTAACAAGGCAGACGAAAGCGAATCAGAATATAATGATTTTGAAGATTTATCAAAAGCTGTTGAGAATATGGAAATTAGTGAAGAATGGGCTAATAGGTTAGCATCGGATAGGGTTAGTACAAGTTCTCAAAATCAAGCACAAGCAGATTATCAACAACATTATCAGCAACAAACACAGGTTCAAGCAAGCACCCAAGTAAATACAGATAAAGCTTTAACCGATATAACAGATTGGGAGAATGATTTAATTGGTTCAGATCCTGACTTTGAATCCAAAAAAGAAACTATGATGGAGATTAGTCGAGAAGTTGCTTCTTCTGATTTTCCACCGGAACAATGGTTAGGTATCCTTCAAAACCAGTATAATGTACTTTCGCGAGGAATGAATGTCGCTGCCTCTGCGAATGGAAACGCTAGTAAAAACTCTGGGCCGCTAGCACCTGGACGAACAAATAGCGGCGCAGGAAATGTATTGGATAGTAATCAAGCTGAAGTGACACCGGAGTTTCTTCAAGCTCATTTAGATGCAATGCATAACTAACAGGATTAGATGAGAGCTGGGTTCATCGCCAGTAGCACGCATAGGTTTTCGTGTGACCAACACCTGTTCCATATAATTACATTCCTTTGGAGGGAAAACAATGGCAACTCAAACTGCTTTAAATGCCAGTGATATTACCCAGCTAGGATTTGTAGCTCTTCAGAACTATTTGAAGAATAAACCTATTGACCAGGTTGCGACTGAACGTCCCCTGCTCAAAGCTCTAATGGCAAAGAAAAAGCCTTGGGGTGGCGGTAAAGAAAATATCGTTGAGCAGATTCGTACAGATTATGGTAACAACTTTGAGTGGTTTGGTGATTCAGCGCTAAACACTTCATCGACAGTTACTTATAACACTCGTGACACTGTGAGACAGGCTTATTATCCTTGGAACTCGGCACACGACGGCTTCCAGTTCTCAGAAGACTACTTACTTGGTAACGGTATTCTTATTGGTGATTCACAAAGTCCGCGTAATTCAAGCGCGGCAGGTCTTGTACAACTAACTAACGTATTTAATGAAGCTATGGAAGTGTTGCGACTGGGTTTCGAGAAGATCCTCGATCAGTCTTTGCATCTTGATGGTACAGTTGGCGTTGGTG